ATACAAATCTGAATCTACCTTTAGCTACTGTAAGTAGATCTATCTCTTTGAATGGTGCAGGTGGAAACATACCATGTAATAAAAACTCTTTGTTAAGAGAAGGTATATCAAATCTCTTACCATTGTAATGTACTACTGCATCAGCTTCGTCAAGTAACTTATGGATACCTTGAAGCATCTTTTTGTCTCCACTCTTTTTTACAGAATCAAACATCATCCTCTTATCGCCAAGCCATTTAGCAGCATAGCACATAACATAAGAGGATTCTTGTAGTTGGTTAATACCAATGTTCTGATCCCATATACCCCATACATGAGCTACGTTAGGAGCCATCTCTATATCTAATAAAAGAATCTTACTCATATTATTTTACCTCAGTTGTAATTGCTTTCCATTTAGTAGCAAAGAGTATAAAGTTATATCTATACTGTAGTAGTAAAGGACTATTGCCTTCTTTCAGATATCTTAGCTGGATCATTGTACTGTTCCTCCTAGTTCTTTATGAATCTCAAATTCTTGTTCAGCTTCTTCTAAGTTTACATTAATAATACCATGGTGAATTAGATCTTTAATTGCATGATCCATGAGGAATGCAGCCTCAGTAGGCTCCACATGGAAATCAAAATCATAACTACCATCTTCATTTTTTACACAGTTGCTTATAAGCATTAAGCCAATCCTTTCTAAAGTCTAGCCATTCAAAGCCATTGTCAGTAGCCCACATAGCATAGGTTGTTTTACTTCGTTTAGTTATCTTATTATCAGGGTTCATGAATAAAAAGATAATACGGACAGTAGGATTAGAATCTCTAAACCAAACCATCTTTTTTCGTGTTTCTAAATCAAGCTTGCCTTTAGCCTCAATGAATATGTTACTACGTCCAGTTTTAAAGTCTGGAATATAAGTGCGTTCTATCTCTGGTTGAATAAACTTAAATCTTTGTGGTTCATACTTTACTGTAGGAAATTCTTTTTTAAGAGTTGCCCATACCTTTTCTTCTAACTTACTCTTGAATGAGGGCATTAAACCTATCCTTCCAGTTGTCATCTAATGATCTTAAGATCCATAACACACTAGCATTCATGATAAACTCCTCATCGTTTCCGTACAGATCTCTTACCCTGTTAAACATTTCTAATTCAGTAGTGCAATTACTTAACAAGTCAGTAGCTTTCTTTTCTCCAAGACCATCAATGCCTTTAACATTATCAGATCTATCTCCTTTAATACATTGTTTATAGAATAATCTAAGTCCTTCTAACTCTGTTTGTTCTATGAATGTATCAGGTCTAGTCCAACCTTTACCATTAATTTCCCAAGAGAAATGCTTACCTGGTACTTGAAGTAAATCTTTATCAAGACTACAAATAATAGTATCTTCTGTTTGATTAATAGCTAAAGCATCATCAGCTTCTAATCCATCAGGTGCAACCTCAGCCTTAAGAGTCTCAAGACTGTATGCTTGCAGATCTTTTAAGTGTTTAGGTTTAGGTTGACTAATACGATTAGCTTTATATTCAGGGTAGATATCTTTTCTAAAATTAGTAGGGCTAGTTAAGAATGCTCTGTAACTAGTAGCACCAGTCTTATTAAGAATATTATCTAGTAGTTCATCTATCCTATATATAGCAATGCCGAGGTCATCATTCTCGGCACTAGCTGCACATCTATAGCATAATAAGTCTTGATCTATTAAAGCTTGCATTAAGTATTAGGCTCTACTTTCTTATAAGTTTTATCCTTGTTAGGATCTACCAAGAATACATTGGCGGGGAAAGTTGATGTATCTCCTTTATACCATTGGATAACAATGTTCTCTCCCTCACCTTTGTAACATGCAATCAATCTATTACCATCTACTCTAGTAGCAATAGCAGCCCAAGGATATAAATCTTTTATCTCTGGTATCATGCAATCTACATTAGACAAAGTAATAACTACATTATCATTGTATCGATAGTGTAGGTATTTAAGTTCTTTAGCATCAAGTCTGGAAAAGAACATTGACCATGAAACGATACATAGAATAATACCTGATAATAGTAATGCTCTTACAATCCAGACTTCATACTTTTTCATGTTAACTCCTAGGCAGGAATATCATCTGAAGTTTCTGTATCACCAAATACATAAGCCTCAAACTGTTTAGCTACATTAATTACGTCATCAACAGATTTACCTGGACCTAGTAATTCTACTGCACTAGATAAAGAAGATTGACGAACAATAAGAATTTGTCGTTGTGCTCTTTCTTCTTTAGTTTCATAGTTAGAACCTGTAACTCTAGTACCTGATGCTGCACTTGCTGGTTTAGTTTCACTCACTGCGTTATCTCCTCCGATACTTACCCAATCCCAATAGCCAGTCTTAGCATTCTTAACTGTCTTAACATCTACTACTTCACCACCTTGCCAAGTCTTTGCTGTCTTAAATACTTCAGGATTTGAGAATGCTACTAACTTTTTAGATTGATTCTCACCTTTATCGTTCTTATAATACACTTCTATTTGTTGATATGTTCTACCATTAGAAGCTGCTAATGTATTTTGTACTACGCTAGTTACTGTAATTTGCATGTATAATCTCCATATTTCCCCATGTGGGGCCAATTTGACATTCAACTCTCATAGGTAAGTTGAAGTCTTTACCAAACAATTTATTAAAGTTTGCTGGTATATCGTTAAAACATTTGTCAACTAAATTGACTATACTTATATTATCCCATATATTAGGATTAAAGTCAAGTATTATTGAATCATGTACAGTATTAACAAGTTTTACTCCTTCCTTTTCTTTTAGTCTATTTCTTAAACTTACTCTTGCAATAGCCATAAGGTCCGCTCCAAGTCCTTGCACTGGATAGTTAAGGATCTTGGTGCGTGGCCATTCAGCCCTATTATACTTTAGTTCAGGTGCATAGTAATAAGTCCTACCAGTAGGCATAACTAGTTTACCCTCACGTTTAGCATCGTTAAGTATCTTATCATGCCAGGCTTTAAGACCTTTATACTTATCATAGAACTGATCTATAATACCTTGCCAGAACTTCTCATTACCTATATCCCTAAAGTTAGGATCATTAGCATAACTATAAGCAGAACCACCATATATAAGACGAAATACGAATGTCTTAGCAACAAGCCTAGAAGGTAAGCCGAAACGATTCTGATTATCACTATGCTGGTCAACACTTTCCCAGATCTCCTTTAAAGCGACTTGATCTTGAGAGAGATATGTAGCACCAACCCATTCTAGTTGTTTGGCGTCAGCTTGCAGTAGCATATCTACTCCCAAATAAGTCTTTAATTTCTCCATCAAAGTTTTGTAAGTTAGGTTTACTAGACGACAGTCTACCTGTTCTTGCAACACATTGATTGAGTTGTCCGTATATCATACCATCATCCCAGTTAGAGTCTTTAATTAAAGTAACTAAACCTTTATAATAAGTTGAGAGTCTTTTTTCAAGAGTAGATCTAAACAAAAGAGTTTCAATAATTTCTTTAGCTTTCTTACTACCTCGTAATGATCTAAGAGTATTCTCATCTGTAGAGTATAGTCCTTCTTTAGCTAACTCAGATCCCTTTAAAGGATTAACAAGTCTTTGAAAGTTTACTGGATACTCTTCCCAACGTTCTTTAGGTTGACCTGCTCTAGTGCCAGTCTTAAATGTCCCAACAGCCACTCTCCGTTTAAGGATGATAGTCCCACCATATAGGAAAGCACTAAGGTGATCAGTACTATTGGGATTAAACTCAGGGCAATTATGGTGTGCATAAAGCCATTCATCAATCTTGTCAAGTTCATTTTCTAACTTATCTCCTTCTTCTATACTCTTAGGTACATTGTATAAGATACCGTTATACTCCATCTCTTGTAAGACTAATAAGTCTTGATTGTGTAAACTAACGAGTCTCTTTAAATGTGGTACAGTTTCTAATTGTTCAAGTTGTTTAAGATACACTTGCTCTGTTAACTTAATATCTTGTGCTAAGTATTCTTTAAGAATCTCTTCAGGTATGTCAGGAGTATCTATTTTATTTTTCCAATACTCTTCAGACACTACATCTAGTTTAGATTCTAAGTTGTAATAAGCACACACTTTGTTAAGACTAGGATAAGTTTCAGTTTGACCAGTAAGAATAAAATGTACTAGTTGACAGTCCCATATCCGTTTGTTATCAAAGTTTATTTGGTACCTTTTAAGCCAATGTAAATCGAATTTAATGTTGAAACCAACGAGAGTCTCAGCAGCTTCAATTTGATTTTGAATTTCACCCAACGAATCCCGATACGGAGTATTAGAATATTCAATGTCATAGAGTCCATGTGTTGTTCCTACATAACAAAGTTTATTAGTTCTATCAAAGGGATTACCTTTGTTAGATATTGTTGTCTCTACATCTAGAGTTAAATAGCGCATTCCCCGCGAGGTTCTCCATAAAGTTTATCTATTGCTTCTTCTATTGTATCATGCGGATCAGCAAAAAGCAAGAGATCTTCTGCATCTGATACAGAAATACTGTTATCAAATTGTAAAATATCTTTAACTGTTGCGTCAATAATCTTCATACATTCTCCTTAGAATAGACATTCTTCAATGTCATTTAAGTTTATCTTAGGTTCTTTATACCTAATGGTACCAGTAGCAGGATAGTCAAACCATCTTATGATTGTACCATCCCAGTCTAGTAGTACCCATCTAGTCCACTTAGAGATCTTCATACCTTGCTATCTCAGGTTTAATTAATACTTGAGTTGATCCGTGTCTAAGTTCAGGTAAAGTATCTGAGTCACCTAGTAGTTTATTCTTTGTGATATTTAAATATCTATAACGACTAGTGTTATCTTGTTCCTTACCTATACCTAGAATCCAATCAGCTTCACCTTGCTTTGCAGTCTTACTGCTGTCAACCATATCCATGGTTAACCATAGTTTACCTTCAGCTTCTCCAGATGCTTGACATATAGCAATCACTGGTGCATATGTCTTAGCAATTTCTCGAGCCCATTGGTAAATTTGTTTTAACTCAAGATCATTACGATCATGTTTAAATCCTTTGATCTTATCAATCTGGTCAAAGATAATTAATGCAGGGTTAGATTCTTTAAGGATAGCATCAATGCGTGAAGCCCTTGATGAATCTTCAAAGTCATATATCTTTAACCTACTACCTGTTTTAGTTTCAAACAGTGCTTGATTTCTTTCAATGTCATTAAAGAGCTGTTCGGCTGTTACCCCAAGTACAGCTTGGTAACACCGAATAGCGACTTTGTTTCCTTGTTCCTCGTTGTTAAACCAAATGATATCACCTTCAGTTTGTTCTAACATCTTAGATATTTCACTAGCTAAGAATGTAGTCTTACCTGTCTCAGGTCTAGCAAATACAAATCCAAAGTCACCTTTGCGTAATGACCCAAGACTCTTGTTAAGAAAATCTAATCTCCATCTAAGACCAGGTGTTGCAACCTGGGATTGATGTAGGTTAGCTAAGTTTAATTCAATAGAAGTTGGTTCATCTGATTCAACCTCTTGATGTTCAAACTCAGTAAACTTATCCATTAAGTCTTTAACATCTGACTTACCATCCTCAACATCTAATGCTAGTCGAGCTAAGTCTCCTGCAAGACAGCGACGACGATGCTCTTCTAAAAGAGTAATGACTGCATCAGGGTTAGGTAGTTCAGCGTTTAAGACACGATCTAACAGATCGGATAGTTCTTTTCTTTCAGAGTCCTTAAGTAAATAGTTAGAGTTATAAGCTAACTCTAATTCTTGTTTAGTTATATTATTATTATTATTATATTTAGTATAGTAATACTCTATTACTATAAATAATTTATATATATTACTATAATTAATTTTAATATAATTAATATTAACATACTTGTAATACTTTGTAAAGAGATCTCTGTCTTTACAGAATAAATTTATTATCTGTTCTTCAACCAAGTGAGTAACTCTCCTTTGTCATATTCTTTAGGATCTTTAGGTGAGATAACTACATCAACTAAAATACCCCTCTGTTTCAAATTTCTTGACATCATAATCGCATCTTTAGCCTTGTCCCTATCCAACCATATCAGTATAGATTTAAATCGTTCTGAGAGCGATTGTGTAGTTTCTAGAGACATACTACTGCCAAGTAGCGGTGTTGCACAGTAATTTGGTGAAAGTCTAGCTATCTTAATAGCAGATAAAATATCTTCCACACATACAATTGTATCACCATTACCATAAATAGTCAACGGCTTATTACCTTTAGACAAATACTTTTGGTATTGATTACCAAAGCATCTACCTTGCCAGTAATTTTGCGTATAAAGCAAAATAAGTATTTCATTATTTGCGTTCCACGCAATTTTATTTTGAGCAATTTCTTCATTAGTAATTCCATACTTAAGTAACCATTGCTTAGCAACCAAAGGTATATCATCAGTAAGATTAAGATTAATCTCATCAGATAGCATCGAAGGAGTTCTCTGCAATCTGCTTCGAATAGAATGTATATCATCTTTTAGTTTGTAATACTTACAACCAAAACACCATACATGGTCATCATACTCAGCAAGATTATCCCTTGAGCCACACTTTGGACAACTTGTATGTTTAATAAATTTACTAATGATAATCCTTAGATAAAGTTAAGTGTTACACACATGACAGTTTTTATTCTTTATAGTATAATAGTAGTATAGAATGAAAATTCTATATAAACTTTTATAAAGGAAAATATCATGTGGACAAAACCATCAGCAACTGAAATGCGTTTCGGCTTTGAAGTAACAATGTACGTAATGAATAAATAAATCCCCTAGATTGCCGACGGGCCAACAGCCCTGCGGACAATCATAGTGGATCTACAATTTCAGTAACGTCAGTATCATCTTCAAATACTTCCTCTTCAGAACGCAGATCATCGCGTTCTTTAGCAGGGAGATCATCCTCTACTGCATGGTAACATGCGTTACATAAATCTAAATACTCACCAGTAACTGCAGATTTCCTTGTTGACTCAAAGTCATTAAGGTTTTTATTACAAGCAACACATCTCATTTATATTCCTTTATAAACAACTAACAATACCATTGACTGTTTCTATACATCTTACTATAGAACCATCTGGTAGTATGATTGTGGTATCTTGACTGAATACATCTTCAGTTACCCACAATGCTAATCCACATACTACAATAACAACTATCCAATATAGTTTACTCATTTAAACTCCTTGAAATTTAAACTCTTGCTTACGATATAACTGTTTAATTTTAGCACAGATATCTCCATATTTACTAGTACTTTTAATACCTAGTAAATGATCTTTTAATTGAGTTTTAGTATATATTAAATACTCATTATCAAAATTGTCAATATGAATAGTTCTAAGACCTGATGGTGATTTTACTTCTAACCAGTCATCACCCATATCTTCTACTATATACCAAGATAAATTATCAATAAATAAATCAATGTCTCTAAATTGTACACGATCAAACTCTTCATCTAAACTAAAGAATGCTATTTCTTCACCAATATTAAACATAGTTATAGACTCCTATAGTAATTGTATATTGCTTTTGAATATTTGTCAAGCGTTGTACCTTCAAGACCTGGTGCAGTATTAACTTCAAAGACAAAGAACTTATTATCAATAAGTCTATGTCCAATATCTACAGCACCAAAGTCTAAACCTAAAAGGTTAACAGCTTGTATAGCAATGGAGCATAGCATATCAGGAATTGCAACATCACTTCTAGCATATACCCAGCCACTAGAATAATTACGAATACCTGTAGAACTTCCAACAAATCCGTTTCTTTTCTTTTTCTTTTGAACATCTAATACTTCTCCTTTAAAAACATGAACACGATACTCATCTTTATGTTTAGTTTTAACAGTATATAGTGGTGCATTAACTATTTCATTATAGTTATTAGCAA